CAGGTACGGTGACATACCGCCGATCAGAGCTGACAGGATTAATGCTTTTGCCATTTTTATATCCCTCCGATATGATATTGAGTTTTATTCTGTATCTCCTTATAATGTTCTTACAGGCACCGCCATGCCGAGTAAAATGAAAGGAGATAAAATTTTGCAATTATTACCGCATATTGATGGTTTTCACCAATCCGGCGAAAAAGTTTCTGAAACCTCAGTGTTCGTATGCAATAACTGCGGTTCTAAAAGAACTGTAAAATCCGGTAAAACCATCCCTAAGTGTTCAAAATGCAACGATTACACCTACTGGTTCAAAATCGTAACACTTTGATCACTTTCAATATCTGCGAACATTGTTTCCGGGTGGTATTCGTCTTTTAAATCACTGTTTGCATAGTCGATGGATTTCACCTGGAAGCAGATGTTTGCACCATTTTCTGTATTGAATACTTTCAAATACTTTTCTCCGTTTTTTGAAAAGCATATTACCCTCGTTTTGTCTGGGATTCTCACAATCTGCGGTTTGAATATTCTTTTTAAAATTTGCTTTAATGCTTTCACTTTTCACCTCCTAGTTATTTTGAAAACATTTTTTAAACAAGCCTATCGAAAATATGGATTCCGATAACAACTCCAACGCAAATGCTTACTATGTCAATTACCGAATATTTTTTCTTGAAAAATAATTCATATATGAAGTTTTTAATTTTGATTCCCTCCATTTTTATGTGGTATACTCTCCTTGTGAAAGGAGGTGTGTTTTATGGATAAGTTACAAATTGCGCACGACTTAGCTGTCGCAAAAGCTGTTAAAGATGGTTCTGACGCTAAAGAAATTGTCGAATTGTACCGCAAATACAACGAAGAATTTCTGAACATTTTAGCCCCAAATCGATCTCAGCCAGGTAAAGCGGTTCCTACTCAAAATCCATTTTGGGCTCCCCACTACTAAAACAGCCCTGTCTTATACGCATTAACTAAGGCATTGAGGGTGGAGATAATGTCCTTTTCTTCTCTGCCCTCTTCATAGGAACCTTTCTCATTTAAAGCATTCACTACTCTTCCAGAAAGCCCAAACGCAAGATACGAAATTATATCTCTCAGATATATTTCTTCCCCATTTTCTTTTTCTAAAAAATATCTGTGACTCCCGTATCCAGTGTCCCATTTCATCAAAGTTCCATTTTTTAAATTGCTGATAATTTTCTCCGGCTTTTTTTCTTTCTTATCTTCTGCCATATCCTCTCATCTCCTCTCATACTTATTCCTGTGAACCCTTTTCACCTTTACCTTTTTCTTCCGCTTCTGCGTTTTGAATGAGGCTTTCTTCCCGGTGAAGTGCTTGAAGTCATTTGGCTGACTCATGCACGTGTTACCTCTTTTATAAATTCGTACAACGCCTTATGAATTGGAGATTCGTCTGGAATCTTACGAATTACTTCGATAATCTTATTTTTCTTCTCCTCTAATGTCATATTCTCAAATTCATCAAGTTCTTTTTTATTCATCCTGCAACCTCCTGCCCCAGAAACTTATTCACGAAATACAACTGTCCTTTCCCACTAACTTTTGTCGTGCGTGTGATTCTGACCGAACCATCTGGATTCTGAACATTGGATTCTTTGATTTCGAATAATCCCTGCTCAACGTATTTCTGCTTCGGCATATTTCGTGAGCTTCCAGAAACCATCAGGTAGCCATTGTCTCTCATCCACTGGAATAACCGCTTCTGCCCTATCTGGTATCCGTTCTGGCAGATAAGTTTTGCCAAGTCTCCGATAAGAATTGATGTATGACTTGCAGATACCGCATCTGCAAAGATTGTTTTTGGTCTATCCTGTTCGATTTTAGCTTTCTGCTGTTCAATAATCTGGTCGCGCTCTTTGATTTTTTTCTGTGCTACCAAAATAGCTTTTGCCATTAAATCCTCATCAGAGAGTGTTTCCTGTCCGGCAATGTAACCACCGTTTGTTCGGATAGATGGAATAACCTCATCGAATACCCACTTTTCGAATCTTTCAGCTGATGGAAGTTTGCTACGAACAGTAAGGCGGTATATATCACCCTCTGGGATGACTTTTAATTCCTGTTCACCTCCATCGGTAAGGTATCGGTGTTTTACCGACCCCTTGCAATGTGCCGTAACTGCGTCTGCTGGTCTTTTGTATCCCAGTGCTCTCGCTACATCATTCGCTACAAAGTACGGTTTCCCGTCAATTTCTATTGTTCGGATTTCTCCGAACTCTTCTGAGTTAAAAATCTGTAGGCTGTTCATTTATCTCCTTTCGTGTAATATATTCAAGTCGCATTATTGCGACTATGATGTAAAAAAAATATCTATAGCTTCCTCTTTGCTTAAAGGAACTGCATTTACGATTCCGTGGATTTCTCCAATTGTAAATTTCTCTCCGCCATCTTTTAGTTTTCTGTAGAATGTGCTTCTGTCCATTCCAATTGCATTTGCAACAGCTTCCTGAGTGTTTCCACGTTCAACGATTTTTCCTTTAAGTCTAGCTATATTAACAACCATTCGCGTTCCTCCTTTCCAGTAGCATTAATGCAACTTTGTGATTATATATTACACCAAAGTGTCGCATGTGTCAACATATAAAATCGCGTTTTTGCAATTATTTTTGTTGCATTTTTGCATCATTAGTGTTATTATGTATTCAGAAAGGAGGTGCGAAAAATGTCGGAAACTGGCGAACGAATAAAAGAAAGAAGAAAACAACTTAATATGAGTGCTGATGAGTTAGCAGAAAAATTGGGAGTGTCAAGGTCTACTATATTCAGATATGAAAAAGGCGATATTGATAAAGTTCCTGCCGAATATATGAATGTATTAGCCAAAGCACTTCGTACTACTCCAGCTTATCTAATGGGTTGGGAAAATAATTTAGAAACAGACACAGATTTTATTCCAAAATTGATGTCAAATTCAAATGTCGTTGAACATGTTAAGTTACTAATTGAATTAAGCGAATCTGATAAGAAAAGCGTTTTCGACATGATTGAATTTCTTCACAAAAAAGGCAGGGATTAATTCCCTGCTTTTTCTAATATCCCCATTGGCTCTTGAATGAAACAATCATGTTGTACAAGAATTTCATAAATTTTTCACTATCTATCTTCTGCACCATTTCAATAATCTCTTTTTTATAATCCATAAATAGCCCTCCCTGTTGCAACTACCACCTACATTACAGTATATGCCCGGCTTGTGGGAAATATAACCGAACATCAGTTCGTTTTCATTATTATACCACCGATATTCCCTCTTGGCAACTGCCAAATATACACATGGACTTTTGTTATTTCGTAGGCAAACTTCGCAATTTCAAAGAAAATTTCGCGAATAAAACATCTGACATTGCAAATTTCCTTGACCTCGCTCAATTCCTGCATCCGGACGGAATAAATTTGTTCCGCAGCTTCCTTTGTGATCTGCGCATCTCTGCGGTGGCGTTCTGCTATATCATGTGACGGTATATGCACCAGACAGAATATCTCATAAAATATCAGGATGAATACGATTATCCTGTATCTGTTCTTCTCCATTACTACCAACTCTTTCTAAAAATATATCACGCATTATAGCACAAACTTTTGTAATTTTTCCGGGAAGTGCAAAATCATGGAGTTTTTCTGCAAAAATAATCTACTTTTTTGATATTTTACTATACACAGTTTGTATGAGGTGGTATAATATTGTAAAATTTTAACAAGGGAGGGGATTGTATGAGCAAAGGCGAAAAGAAGAAAGATTCAACCCTGAGCGTCATTTCCTGTATTCTGGCAGGTGTGGCATTCATTCTTCCATTGCCAATTATCCTGTCGTTTCCACTGGCTCTGGCAGGAGCAATTGTAGGATTAGTAGATATTGGCACAAAGAAAGAGGAATATAGGCATATTGGCTCATGGTTCGGAATTATTGTCGGAATTATTGAAGTAGTTTTTATTGCAGTGCAGTATATGAGATTTCTTTAGCAGAAAAGAGGGTTTTATGAAAAAGAGAGTTTGCGGAATTATAACGATGTGTGCTTTTTTATGCATTTCGCCTGTCAATGCCAGTGCTACTTCCTTTGACAACATTAATGAAATGCTTAATAAGATCAATGGTGAAGATGGGTTTGTCGAAGCATCTGAATGTGTGATTGACAAAAACACTAAATCCTTGCATCTAAGCATCGTTATAAGTGAGAACGTGCCAGATGATGAAGTTGGCACATTTGCTTCAAAGGTTTCCAGTGTATTGTCGGAAGCATCTCAGCAGGATTGGTATGATTATGATTATGTTACCGATGATTTCTATAAGAGCGGTTATGATGGAGTAGTTCTAACAAACGTTTGGAATTTCAAAAATGATACTCTGGCTTGCTCAATTTGGGATGATTCGCTATCAATCACGCGTCTTTCAGACGGAACTAAATTAAAAGAAGCTGTTTTAAAAGACGTGGAAAGCGAAAATTCTAATTCTCAGGAAAACGATTCTCTTGATAATACCGGCAGGCTAAATCCAGGTGTTTATATTATTGGCGAAGATATTCCTGCCGGAAAGTACACCTTTTCAATAACCGACGGAGCAGGAATTATCAGCGTATATGACAGCTACGATGATTATAAGAATGATGATTACGAACATTCAGAAGAATACCATGTCGCTTCAAAAAAATATAAAGAAAGTCTTGATTCTGACTTAGAAAGCATTAATTCTTTGTATTCCAGTGAAATTGGGAATCTACCGTTAGAGAATGGAATGTGCGTAAAAATAGATACTGTTTCAGTTTTGTATTTAGCGAAATAAACAAGAGGGGCAACCGCCCCTCTTTCTTTTGCCTGTCGTTCTCGCAGGCAGTCTCTCTATCCACACATCCTCCCGGACACAGAAACCATATTTTGCGAATTATGTCAAACTTTAGCGCTTTACACTAACAATTTTAAGTGCTACACTTTGTTTGTGGGACAATAATACCACGAACAGGAAGAAAAATGTGTGTGCTGTCAAAATCATTGCGTATTTTGACAAAATTAAGACTGCGAAAGGAGGGTGCGCATATGAGAATAGCCATATGTGACGACAATCAAATTGAAGTTGACTTGTTTAAAGAGCACATATCGGGATTCTTGCGGCGCAAAGGAGATTACCGGTATGAAATTAGTGAGTATTCGGCAGGTTATCCGCTTGTTGAAGATGTAAAAGAAGGGAAATGGTACGATGTAATTGTACTGGATATGGTTCTGGAAAAGGAGAACGGTTTGGAGATTGCGAACCGGCTCCGGGATATTGGATATGATGGAAAGATTATATTCTGGACAGCCGACGATTCTCATTTGCAAGAAGCATTTGACGTCGGGGCTATGCAGTATGTGGTCAAGGGCAAGGAATACGGCAGAATATACCGAGCTATTGACGAGATTCTGTCACAGATGAAGGACGAAACATTGACGTTCAAATTCCGCGGACAGATTAACCGGCTCAAATATGATGAAATCGAGTACATTGAAAGCCAGGCAAGGGTTTGTCATATTTTTGCGACAGATAACCGATGTTTTGTGACTACTTGCAAGCTGAACGATCTGGAAGAAAAGCTGTCTGATAAGCGATTCTTGCGCTGCCATCAGAGCTATCTGGCAAACATGGATCACATTCAGTCGGCGGGTGATAATTTTGTCATGGATTCTGGTGATGTAGTTCAGATAAGAAAAAATGGGGCAAGGGAAATCAAAGAAAAATATGAAAATTACATAATGAGATAAATAAAAACCGCCAGCGTCCGGAGGGAATTAACCGGGCTTACTGGCGGTTTCTGCTCACAAAGGGTGAATGTATGGAACAAAATTATTATATCATTTTGCCTGTTATATTACAAGTGTCATTTAGCCATTTCTGTGATTCTTTTGAATGTTCCTTTCGGAATAAATTCAAATACAAATCCCTCATCATTCGGATACGGGATGCGGATGAAGTACCATCTCAGTCCTTTGCTGTCGGTTTCCACATACTTCATCACCTCTACAACTGCACCTTTTTTTAACTTCGGGAACAGCTTTGACGGGCTGTTTTTGTTTGATTTCGTATAGCATTTTGTGTCCTTTTTTATCTGCGCAATGTAGGCTCTGGTGTTCTGTTTTTTGACTACATCCGAGTCTGAAACTGGTGTTGTATTTTTAACTAAACTGTAATTTGGAGTGCAGAATTTTGTTCCGGGAAGGTTACTGTTGTAGTAACTTTTCTGGCATACTCCACCGCCATTTGCGATAATTGTAGAGCCACCAGAAGTATTTCCTTCGACCGTCCAGAACCGATCTCCTGATACCTTTATTACGATTCCGGTATGCGTAAATGTGCCGTTTCTGTAAAAAATAACAATGTCTCCGACTTTTGGATTGCTGTTCAAAGTAAACAAATCTGCCATTGTCGGGCAGTAAGCGTATGGCCAGTGTTTCAAAAGTTTCTTTGCCGTGTCTAATCCGAATGCTTTCATCATACACCACGAAACGAATGCAGCACACCATGGCTGTCCTTGATAATCTGGCTTAATATCTCGCCAATATTTCGTATAATTATTTTCTCCGGCATTTGCTGTCTTACTATCAAGCTGACTATTGCTTGCTTTTTCAAGATATCCAACTTCATTCTTTGCGATCTGGATTAATTTATTAATTGCGTTCATACCTGTTTCCTCACTTTCTGGAAAATATGTTTTTAATGCGCTATAAACAAATCTCTGCCTGCTCTTATATGCCCCAACTTGATTCCCTGTGTCCGTCTGGCAGGCTGCATAGAGATTATCGAGCGTATATGGCTTCTGGGTCTTTGCCAAAATCCTCGTTACCGCCCCTTTCCCGCCTTGGTGCCTAAAGTTCACACACATAGCTTGCGCTCTAGCATCCGTAACGCCCTGTTTAAGGGCTTCTTCTGCATAGGTGGCTAATTGTTCATCCATAAGACTATCTTGGCATTTAATACCCAAATCGGACGAAATAAGGGAAACTATGGTATTAGCAAGCTGTGATACTCTGGAAATATTAAAACATTCCCAGTTTGCGGTCTGAACTTGTTCCAGAAGTCTTACCTTGTCTATCTTCTCCCACTGTTCCGGGTCGGCATCGTAAATTCGTTCCAGAAGTGTTTTAGCTTCGGTTGCGTACCACTGTCCTGCCCCGATTGTAATTGCGTGTTCTTCAGAAGAATTGGTGTAGGCTTCCGTGAAGTCGGAATAATCCTGCTGTCCGTAAACCTGTCCGCCGGTTTCGACTGCGTAAATAATCTTCCTGAGAACTGTTTTCTGTTCGTTTGTCAATACAATCCGCTCCTTTCATTGTTTAATCAACCATTGTATTCTTCGAATCTGTATTTTTGTTGAATGCTCGGATATTTATTGCGATCAACTTCGCTCATAAACATGTCAAGCGGTCTGGCGTATAATTTCCTGTTTCCGTACAACGCCCTGTAAATCATCATGTTTTCTTTACTTTCCGTATGTTCGGCCAATCCAACAATTTCATACAGATAGTCATTTGTTCCCGGATTCCTGATTGTTTCCCGTTTGAAATGCCTTACGATTGTTCCTGGTTCTGGGATGTTCCTGCCATATTTATTCATGCACGTTGCTCCTTTCTGTTAAATATGCCTTGTAATCTCCGTATTTGCCCCTAAAATCAATTTTTATATACCATTCGAGGATTTTATCGAATTTCACATAAAATCGTTATATAAGCCAAATACGGAGTTGCTAATAAAAATGGTTCGTATTGGGCTGAAATGAATTGAGAATGTCAGGGTCAAATAACGCTTATTTGACGATTAATATATATCTTGTATATATATTAATTATATTCTTATTCTATTTCTTATTCTTATTCTATTGCGTTACATTGCGTTACTGGTAACGTTATTGTAACGTTACATTGAGATATTATGTAAACGAAAATTGCTCGTTGACAGAATACTTATTTCTGGATTTCATTATTTTCTCAGATGATTGATTTATTCTGAAAACAAGCAAAATTTGCGTTTACAAATTATTCATTTTTTATCTTTAATATAGTTACATTTTAGTACGGTCAGGACTGAGAATTTGAGGCTATTTGGGCGAATAAGGGCTTATTTGAGTTTTTCGGGAAAATGCGCTCTTATTTGCGGTTTTGGGGTTCTTATTTGGCAAAATTAATATTAAAATAAATAAAGGTAAGCTCTTATTTGCGATATCTATTTATTAAATATTATTTCATTGAGCTAGGAATTTCATCATACCAAGGAAGAGAAGTGCAATTTTCGTATGCGTCATCGCTATTGCTTGGCGTCAATTGGTATCCACCCGAAACTATCCATAATTTAGGAGCATTGGCTAGTTTTTTACATCCACTGAAAATTTTATAAACTGACACCGAATTAAACCATCCACTGTTTGTCAACATAAAATTTAGCAAATTACTGTCTGCATATTGAAGATCAACACAATTACCAAACGTTTCTTGGAATGATATGGTATTTGAAGGCCAGTCGTTTTTTGGAATATTGCCTATCCAACTAAACAATTCGGCAGAAACTCTTGTTATCTTTGTATTATTAAAGCATCCAGAAAAATCATTTGGTTCTTTTTGAGTTGCAAATAGGTTCGCAGGAATTTCTGTTATATTGGTTTCAGCAAAAGTCCAATCAATCATGTGGAGTTTTGTGGCGTCCGTAAACAGATTTTCAGGAATTTCCGTAATTGCTGTACTCCTAAACATGTTCTCAACAGATTGCAATTTTGTCATTCCTTGCAGTAATTTTGAAGGTATTTTTTTAAATGATTTGCAATTATAAAACGCATAATCAAGGATTGTAAAACCTCTATGATATTTAAACACTTTTTCGGGTATTTCGTAAAAATATGGAGCGCTTGTATTTGGCCCAGTAACGCAAAAATCAGGTGTATAAAATGCGAATCCAGCGTTTGTTGTAACTCTTCTTATGTTTATCGGAACAGCTGAAAGTATTCTTGTTAAGCTACTCTCATAATGATATTCTGTAGAACTATCTTCTTTTTTTTCGTTCATAAACATAAGAACAAATTTTACATCTGCTTGAAGTGTTAATTTGGTTTTGTAAACTCCACTCTTCTGATATTCGAACTTTCTCTCGCTTGTGCTTTTAGGAGAGGTTGTGGAATATCCGTAACTGTTTTCTATCTTTACTTCTCCATTGCCTTTTAAAGTAAATGCTATTTTGTCTTTCCACTCAAATATAAACACGTTTGATGCTTCTTCACTTTTCTTCCAAAGTAATACATTCCCGCCCCATATCTCACTTGTTTCTTTACCTTTGACAGGAAACCCAGTGATTTCCTGCCTGTTTAAAAACGCCTTATATATCATCAATTAGCCCTCCTCGAATGTGAAATATAATGTATCTGTCCGGTCAGTTCCTGCGGCTACAAGAGCGTCATAATCAGCTTTTTTGATTCGCTTTACGCACCTTAATTGTGCCTTTTTTAACTCGGTTGAAGAACTTCCAGAACCGTCCGAAAAATCATCAATCGTTGCCGGTGAAAATTCAGAATCCGAACCGTCTGTAAATTCTGCATAACTAATTGTCGGCATTTCAGACCTTGTTCTGTTGATTGTAGATGTGATTTCAGGCGTGTTCTTGCCTAATTGCTGATTGTTTCCGTTATACGGTGAATTGTTGGCAGTGTATGTGTCAATAAGCCCTGTAATGCCTAATTTAAGTGTTCTGCTCATAATATAACTGTGAATCACCCACTGTATTGCAGAACCGTCCTCAGAAAGTTTGGAATGTGTCATTTCCACGGTTTGACCCACCATATTGAACGGATTCCCCTGCACTTCCACGGAATATCCCTGTGCCCGATAATACTGCTTTTTGATAATGTCCTCTGCGACAGTTCCGTAACAAATTTTATATTTCGGTTTTGTTCGGGTGTAATCCCCGTATTCATTAGCATCGTAAGCATAATTTAACCAGTCTTGATTGCCTACGAAAAAGCTGTTACGATTATAGAATACGTTCCTTTCGTATGCGTCTTGTGCAGTCGGTTCACCGGACGTAAATACTTCACCAGACGGGTCTGGGTCTGTGTAAACGTAGTTAAAAAACCACACTCTTCCCTCTGTTGCCTTGAAACTTTTGAATCTGTCAAGATGTACCGCAGACTCATAAAAATCGAATGTTTCAACACCGGAAACTGTCGTGCCACGGTGCTTGCAGTTCTTTTTGAGCTTCTTATATTCAAATTTTCCATCCCTATTCATCCACCCAAAAACATTGTTTTGCAGGCATAAATCTTCCAGTATATTTGCCACATTCATTTCAGAAGAATTGGCAGTATTTGGAACATATGTATTGTCGTATTTGAGTTTTACATCGACTTGTTCAATGCCAAGATACTTAAACAAAGCATCTCTGAACTGCTTCTGCGTGAATACCATTTGCTTGTCCTTTGTGTTATTTTTATACCACCATGCAATGTCAGTATTCCGCAATTTATACAGATAATCGTATGCAACAATGGTTCGAACAAATGAGTTTGCATCACGTTCTCCTGTCGCAATTTCGCCTGTGAAAATCTTGATTTCTGTCCCTTTGCATTCAAGATAAACCTCAATCTTTCCAGACGGATAAGTGGATTCATCTGTCCCAATAAACTGTTGATGATAACACTTGAATGTGATCTGGTTGGAGATGCAGCCTCCAAAAATGAAGTATGATTTATTGCACAACGATTCCTGCAAGGACAGCGTATTGGACTGAATATTATCGTTTGTCAAATCTTCAAATTCGCCATTTATCCAATGTACTTTTACGTTGATTGGGTCGGTATTATCTTCAAATGGATTCTTTCCATCTTTGGTTATTTTGATTTCAAATTCATCGTAACCAATGAACGTTTCTATTCCGCCAATTTCAGTTTGATAAGATACTGTGATGGTTTTTGTCCCGGCTTTAGAACTGTCAAAACCAGAAACAGTGTAATCTGTGATTTCTTTCTCTGTCCCGTCTTGCCTAACCACAACTACAACTAATCCGGTTGAATCAAACGGTTCTCCGATTTTATAATAAATTTTGATTGGATAATGAGAAATTCTGATTCCGGAAGCGTCCGCAACCACTTCGACAGTAAACGTTGCTGTAAAGTCTTGATATGTGATCGTGATAGTTTTTCCACCTGTTTCAGTGCTATCCAAATCTGACACCGTATATCCGTCTGCCAGAACCTCTTTTGAGTCATCTGTCCAGACCGTTGAAACAACTAATCCTGTCGTATCTAAAGTTTCATTCTTGCGGTATTCCAATTTATTTGGAAGAGTTGTAATCTCTATCTTTGATATTGCAATAACCTCAATATCAAACGCGACAGTTTGCTCATCATAAGTGATTGTTACGGTTTTTGTCCCTGCACTTGACATATCAGGAGATGAAATCGTGTAATCCGAAATTTCTGCTGATGTTCCATTATTGTATGTAGCTTTTACAACTAACCCTGAGCCATCAAAAGATTCACCTTTCCTATATTTCAACTTCGATGGTAACGAAATTATTTCGATTTTTGTTGCCTTAATAAGCCAGTCTACAGTTGCATTTGTAGCCGCCCATGGCGAACCAGAAATAGAGTCTTTTACTTTATTGATTCTGATATTAACACCGCTTGTGCCAGAAAATCCGCCACCTCCAATTGTTTTAACATTCTTCCCAATATATACAGTTTTTAGTTTTGAACATCCGTTAAATATTACATTTTCAAGTTCTTCTGTTAACGAATCGTCTGGAATTGCAAATGTTTCAAATCCACAACCGGAAAAGCAATTGTTTGGAATTTTCTTTATATTCTTGGATAATGTAATCGAATTCAGAGAAGAACAGCCGGAAAATGCCGATTCTCCTAATGTTTCAATGCTGTCTGGAAGAATTACGTTATTAAGCGATGAACAGCTAGAAAAGCAATTTCCGGGAATAGATGCAATTCCGTCACCTATAGAAACACTTGCCAATTTCGTACATCTTTGAAACTGACCGCCTCTGTTCCATTTTACGCTTCCGTCTAAAATTACGTTTTCGATATTGGTATATCCAGAAAACGCGCTGGCATTTATAGTTCCGCCGCGGATGGTCATATTTTTTGCTGACATTTCACCTATCCCACTTCCACCTTGCGTGAAACCAACGTTTTCCCCTCCCATCACAAGACTTTCAAGTGATGAATTATAAAAGCTAAATGTCATGCTTGTAAGCGTTGATGGAAGAACTAAGTTCTTGACAAGTGGACAGTCATTAAAGGCTTGCCCTTTTATTGTTTCAAGTCCCTCGTGGAAAGTTATTTCCTGTAAATTCGAGAGTCCAGAAAAAGAAGAACTTCCAATCGTTTTCAATGATTCTGGAAAATCAAGTGTTGTTATTATATTATTATCGGTGAAATTACTATTTCCAATCTCAGTCAATGTATTTGGAAATGAAACACTTTCAACGATGCTAATTTTATAAAATAAGCCATCTGGTATTTTTGTGATTCCATTTCCAATATTTAATATTTTTATTCTTTGATTTAAACTAGATGGCGTATTCTGAAGCTGATAATATGGCAAAAATTCTCCGGTTCCTGTTATATCCATAATCCCTGTATCGAGATTAAATGAAATTGTCACATCCTCTAAATTGGGAGTTCCTGCCTGCGCATTATATGAATCCAATACATTGACTAAAATTTCCGTAGTAACTCCAAAATAATCAACGATAGCATTTTTTTGCCCTACAGTAGATGTATCCACTTGCGTGACTGTATATCCACTATTTATGCGAGAATCTGTAATTCCATCGCTATATTTCGCATCAATGTAAGAAACGCTAACGTTGCTTGCGTCGCCAACAAAATACGCAGTTCCGGAGTATCCTTGTGCCTGTATACTTACAGGAGTCATAATTGTTATATCAAAAGAAGAAGTCATTCCGTTATATGATGCTGTAATTGTTTTATTTCCCGGCGAACTGCTGTCAAAACCGGAGTATGTCAATTGGTCAGGATTTAATGTGATCGTATTTCCATCACTTGTGCTAGCGGATACCGATATTCCGGATGGTTCGAACTCTCCGTTGATGTGGTACTCAGTTTTCGAGGGCATAGTAGTTATTGAGATTCCTGTCAATGACTCTGTTAAAACTGTAACTTCAAATGTGGCCGAAGCATTCCCAGAAGCTACGGTTATTGTTTTGGTTCCTGAGGAACTGCTATCAAAGCCCGATAATTCGTAATCTGTGACACTGACTGTTTCTCCTGCGCTTGTTGTTCCAGATATTTCAAGCCCAGTTTTATCAAACAGCTCTTTCTGATAATATGTGGTCTTATCTGGCATTTTGGAAACAGTTATGCTAGCGATTACTAAATCAGAATATTTTTCATAAGTAATCTCCTGAGAGACGCCTGCATTTTTGACCAAAATTGAAATCGGTACCGTAGAAGATATAGAAATATTCAGATTTGTTGTGGTTTTACCGTCAGTGATTGACGATGTACCGGTGTATGAACTGCTTGTAGGTCTCTGAATAACATTGATAAATAATGTTTGCCCCTCTATTAAGAATACTTCGTATTTCAGCGCATACGATGAGGATGTGCTTGAATAATACACATATCCCTCGACTCTGATTTTAAGGAATCTTTTTCCTGAATCAAGCGTCCCTTCTTGACGGTAAACATAATAAATCGCGCCATCCCTGCGCCAGATTTTAAGCTGTTCAGCATTCTGCCCGAATCCGATGAAATTGTTTCCAGAAACATATATGGTACTGGCAGTCTTGCCCGCATAAGTAAACCAATCAACACCTGTAACATTGACCACATCATCGTCATGTTTTGTGTTGTTGACAACAGCAGTCATCCCGGCCGTCGTATTCAATAAACTGTCAAAAGATACTGTATCTGCCATAATCATCCTCCCGTCTATTTAAAATAAAAGAGCACATGAGCTGTGACACCCATGCGCTCTGGTTGTTAGTATTCGATCAGTGCGATTCTGATTTTATTGTACAAAATGTTATTTCCTACAACTCTGATAGGTTTATACTCAATATCAGGCATATAAAAAACACCTGTTTTGTAGGTGTTTTCTTCATCATCCCAGTATGTAACTTTGTACCTCCGCTGTGTCTTATTGACTAAGCCTGATTTAAAAACAGACTGCATTTCTACTTTATCTGGAAGCCACATCGGTCGCGTGTTGAAGTCTATTTTTGTCTTGAAATTCGGGCTTGTGTCCCTATGCAAGAGATTATTCAAGTCCCTGTATGCTTCTATCTCTGTTCTCTGGTTTGGAGTTGCGGAATAATCATCATAGGCTAAGAATTTGTTCGGGAGAATTTGGCTTCCGAACTTTAACATCCAGCCCTGAAAATCAACGCCAGAAGAAAAATCACTCATAACCTCTCACCTACCCTTCAAATATTCCGTATCCATTGCGGTTTCTGAACTGTTGATTTTCTTCTTTCAGATAGCCAATCAAGTGCCCGTCTGCGTAGATTGCCATGCCGTTCAAGGCATTTTTGACCGCCTGCCCGATCATCTGATTATTGTCAAACGTATTACTGCTGATTGCCATGATTTCTTTTCGAATATCATCCACAAAATCATCTGTATCAACTGACATTCTGCTCTTTACTTCCTGATAGGACGCACTCTTTGTGATAATGTCTGCGGTCGGCGTATTGATTTTCTGCACTTCTGCGCTTATATCATTGATGGTAGATTCGACTTTTGGAAGCATATTCTGCATACCGAGCTGGAATCCCTCAACGGTAAATCCACCGAGTTCCATCATTACTCTTGATGGGCTATTGATTTTAAGAACACTTCGGATTCTACTTGTCACGCCAGACGCAATATTGCTAACCGTAGTCCATAAGCTGCTGGCCATGCTGTTTATTCCATTGATTAATCCGGATATTACATTTGAGCCAATGGTGTAAAGGCTTCCGATGCAATTGCTGATTCTATTTTTAAATCCACTAAACCATGTGAACGTTGAAGAGAATCCCGGTTCCAACCCATTGTCAAAGCCTTGACCGCAGTATCCCGCAAGCCGTTCAAACCACTTGGACGGAGAGTGAGACTCTACCGCTTCCTGCGCAGGGGATTTTACACTGTTGTTCATTAAGTCAAGAATCGAGTTCTTTGTGGATTCTTTCTTTCCGTCAATTCCAGACTGTAATCCATCTGCAATGTTACTTCCAAGGGTTTTACCGCTTGATTTTGCGGTTTCTTCTGCGCCTTTTGCAGATGATTGAATTGTAGAGTTGAGTTTATCAGTAACTTTACTGCCGTTCTGCTCAATCCCACTACCTACGGCAAGAATCTGATTCTTTCCAAGTTCTGTAACTAATTCAAATCCAGAATTATTATCCAGAACGCCGTTGATTGCCCCCTGCAGAGTTGAATCCATTGTACTTTGCAGAGTACTTTCATAGTCAGAAATACCTTTTCCGAACTGCACCATCTGTCCGTTTGCTAAAGTATAGTAACCGTTATCGTCCGGCTCTAATCCCTTTGCAATTTCCTGATAAATCTGTAATGCTTTTTCACCGAGAATTTGTTTTCCGTTTTCCCATATGCCGCCCATCTGGTCTATTGCATTTGCTGTATCTGTTACCAGGGTCGCAAAGTCAACAGTTTGAATAAGGTTCTGGAATCCCGTAAGCTGTTCTGAGATATCCTCGAACGAAACATTGTTGATTCGCTCCGCCATTTTTGAAAACTGATCAGAAGATGTTTCTGCCGTATCTCCAAGGTCTTTGACTGGCTCGTTCACTCCTGCTATCGCATTTTCGAAATCTTCGGATGAAACTCCGAGATTATTAAGTTTAAGTTCGAGTTCAAATAACGCCTGTTCTGTGCTATATCCGTTATCTTTCAATTCGGAAAGGAATGTTAATAAAGGATATGCTTGTTCACCTGAAAGCTGGCTTGCGCGAACCAGACTAAGAATGGCATCTTCATACTCCTGAAATACCTTTAAATCATCCTCTGTAAGCTTATCTCCGACTCCGAATATATCTTTCAGCCATTCATCCATAGCTCCCGAGAAATCACCTTTTTGATATCCAAATACATTATCTTCCAGAAATTCCCCAAAGGTTTTATCTTCGCCACCGAACAGATTGACACTTATCCATTTTCCGAGATTAAATCCTGCCATTGCAGCTGCTAAGACTGTCATGGAATCAGCAAAGCCTGCAACAAGTGTAGAGCCGAGTCCAGAACCAAAGAATGTTTGCAATGCGCCACCGGCTGTAGAAAGAACTGTTCCCAGACCACCAAAGATCGTTCTGAGTGCTCTAATAGAACTAACTACGCCGATTATTTTTTTAGAAAATTTAAGCGCGCCTTTTACCGCAAGAAAAGTTCCAAGTGCATATCCCAACGCTTCTATTTGCTTATCGTCAAGCAGACTCAAAACTTTTGCAAGTGCTTCAAGAGCAACTGCTAAAGCGTTAATTAATGGAGCACCAATGACGTTTACCATTACATCGAAAAAATCAACAAAGGCATCTCCGAAGCCCTGCACAAATGGTTGGAAAACATCCCATACATCACCGATTGTTTTTACCAAAAAGCTCCAATCGACATTATTAATAAAGTTTGAAACTGTATCTTTTAGCTGACTTATTTTGTCCCATAGCCATTCCCAATCAACATCAATCACTCCGAATTTATCAAGTGCGGCAACAGTAAGACCTAGTCCAGCCGCTATCGAAGCATATGGATGCGCTGCTAACATGGTAATGCCTTTCCCTATCGCTCCATCTTTTCCGAAAATACTTCCGAACCATGTAAGCCCTTTAAATGCTACGAAAGCAGTCAAGAGCTGTCCGAGGAAATAACCGATAGATTGTGCCTGTTCTGGTGAGAATGTTGCGATAAATTCTTTGAACCTGTCAATCAGATCAGGAAGTTTATTAACTCCATCTGCCGCCTTGTCAAAAAAATCATCGAAGAAATCAAGCAATCCTGTTCCGACATTCTCAGCAAATGGCTCTAACACATCCCATAACTGCACAAGAGAAGCGTTAATCTTATCCCAGTTAATTTTCATGAGAAAATCATTAAAAGCATTGATTAATCGCGGTAATCCTTTTTCTCCCAGTGTCCACTTGCCGAGCGGAACTAAAAAATGATTCCAGAAATCTTTTAATGCTGTCCATGTGAAATCCCTGAGCTGTTTCAACCCATTATTCCAGAGATTTTTCAGAGCTTTTGTGGTAGGTTCTGCGGCTTTTGCGAGTTTCTTAAATGCGTCTGTAACCTTATTAGCGAACGCCATAGCCTTATTTTCCATGGAATTGTAGGCGGCATCCCATTTCTTCTGATACTCGTCTAATAGGCTATTTAACGCGTCGTTAAGGATTCCTGCATCGAGAGCGGATGTGTCAAGGGATGGCGTCTTAATTTTGGAATTTGCAAGGCCTGACAGGGAACTATCGTTTTTATTCATGATTTCCAATTCGTCATAGGACGCAAGGAACTGTTTTAATTTTTTTGCATTCTTAGTCGCATTTTTCAAATTGTTATTAGTATCTTTTGTAGCATTATCAACATCAGAAATTCCAGAATCATCTATGGAATCAAGTGCATTTGAAAGATTTTCGCTTCCGCCGCCAATAGAACCGAACATTTTTCCGATTTTGGTATCAACTCCAAGAAGTGAACCGATATATGTTAAAAGCCTCTGGAATGCGATTACAAGGCCATTGATGTACGGTAATACTGCCGCAATGACTGGCATAAAGATGTTTCCTAATGCTCTGGCACAGGATACTAAGTTTGCGCGAAGTATGCGCAACTGGTTGGCTGGCATATTAATTGTATTTGCCATATCCGCCCATGCGTACCGGGTGGAATCCAGTATCACTATTGTTCTCAGCATTGCTTTACTTGCCTGGTCCATCTTTGATACAGCTGTTTGCAGTCCGAGGTTCGAAGCATATTGCTGTAAGTTTGCCACACGAATGTTTGCACCATATTTATCTACAGCACGGCTCATACCTACCAATCCAGAGGATAAGTTCTCATAAACTGTGCTAAAATCAAGATTCTTAACAGATGCAAGGTCAGCGCCGATCATGGTTAATGCATTCGACAGTTTTAATGCCTGCTCAGAAGTTGTTCCCATAGATGATGACAACTGCGCAAACTGTCCTTGATAGTTCAAGAGCATGGACGGGTCCATACCAAGTGATTTACTTGATTTATTTGCGGTCAGAATCGCATTATCGGAAACATCGAATCCAGACATTTTAGATGTAAGCTCTCTGGCTCTCTGGCTGAACGAATCTGCGTATGCTTCTGCAGAATCATACCCTGCTTCTGACCAAGTCTTTCCCGCTTTATCCGCTACCTGGCGAAACGCTGCTTGAAAGTAGTTGTAATCTTCAAGGAAATTCATGGAGCTTTCGATTGCACCTGTGAATTTTGTGGCCGCTGTTTTTAAAGTCCAGAATTTAGCTACCAAAGACATAATGCTTGGAATGCTTCTCTTTGCGTTTATTCCAACGTTTCCAACAGCACTTCCAAGACTGTTAACCTTTCGTACTGCCCCGGCTGCTCCCTGCCCTAATCGGCTAAACACATTTGATGTAGACCGTGCTGCCCTGCCAGCGTTTCCGCCTGCGCTTGATAATTGAGCAATAGCCTGCGTCATCTGTATGGTATTGCGGCTGATTTCTGGGGCGGTACTCATTGTCTGAAAAAATGATTTAAGACTATCCGCTAAATCTTCAAGATGCTCTGCTGTCTTTCCGGTTTTATCCCCTGCGTTCGCCAGTCGAGATATTGACTGAACAAACGTATTAATTGGTTGAGAGACGTTTCCTATTTGGGATGTGATTTTTCTAAGTCCTCTGCCAAGTTTTGGGAGCTTGGATATAACTATATCAATAGAACCACTTGCATTTGCCAATCTTGCCAGCGAAGAAACAAACCGGTTCACATTGTTTGATACGTCTGGAATATTGCTAAGACCAGATAATTCGGAAATCATGTTCTGAATCTTTCCAGACACATTACCTGTGGAGTTTAATGTTTCGTTCAGTCTGCGGATTGCATTTACGAATGAGTTTAATCCGTTGTTTCTCAAGTTCAGGCTACCGAGCGCACTCATGGACTGCGTAAACTGTTGCAATTGACTGTTTATCGTTGATAAATCAAGCCTGTCTAATTTAAGTGCTTGAACAGCAGAATTGACCGTGCCTACGGAAGCTGAAAAGTCTCTAAGATGCTTGATGCTCTCAGACATACGACTGCTCAGACGATTCAGTTTATTGCATAAATCATCAATGGATTTGCTTGCATTTGATACGTTACTGCTGACCTCTATCGCAAGGCTATCTATTGTGTTGTCAGGCATATAAACACCTCCTTTATTTCAAAAAAATAAAGGGCAAGCAAGACTACTATTCATCCTGCTTGCCCTCTTTATTACCTATTTCAGATATATTTGCATTTGCCTGCCTGATAAGAAGTTCGTAGTAACGTTCTTCTTGTCTTAGTTCTGCTTCTGATTTATTTGGCATATCTGGATTGTGTTCAACCCAATTATTCTGTTTTTCCTGCGTAATTGGTCTGTTCGGGTAACTAGCCTTTCTTGGAAATAGCACACACGAAATACTTGCTTTCATATACAGTCCGGTCAGCCATGACTGATAGTCCATGTTTATTAACTGCGACTGAATTTCTTCGTTCTTTGAGATTCCATACTGTTCTATACGGATTCTTAGGTCTTTCAGGGTACTTCTGAGAAATTCTTTTCTTGACATCCCAATACGCACAGCCATTGGATATAATTCATCCCAGATTATTTCGCTGTAGCTTTTTTCAGATGATCTGTCGGCTTCTTCGGCGCTTTCTTCGCTTTCGCAGAATCCATTGCCGCATTCATGTTGTCCATGAAGGTTTCCAGACCGGTTAATTTGAAAAAACCATCTTCCTCCATTTGTTCAATGCACATGGCGAAAAGGCCGTAGAAGTTTCCCTGCTCATCGTCTTTATGTTCAGCCATATACTGTGCTGCAAGTTTTTTGGCGGTATCTAAATCCGGGACAGTGCCATCACCGTCAGAGTGGTTGCCGTGATATTGAAGCAATCCGGCATAAAACGCATTGAGTGCAGTATTCGGGATGCTGCTCATTCCAGAAACCATTTCTTTAAGGCTTCTGTCTGTTCCGCCACTTGTGGAAACCAGCATATTCATTACGGATTTCACACAATCATCAAACAGTGATGCTTCAATTCCATATTCAAGTTTGTAGTCTTTGCCGCCGATTTTTAAAACTTTATACATATTATTCGTCCTCCCAAATATGTTTAAATTTCGCTTTCAGTTGGAACTACCGCTTCACTCGGTCCAACGTACTCATTAATAGTAAGAGACATTTCAACGGTTAACAGACCGTTCTGATCTCTTGCTGGTTTAGGAATGATTGTCGGCGGCTCGATTTTGGTGAAGAATGCTTTTTTGAGAGACGGGAAGTATTCTTCATACCACATGGATTTTCCCTCTGTTTTTGCTGTTTTGTATTCACTGATTAAAGATTCCCATTCAGTGATAGTTTCATCGGTTACGTTCACAGTTACGTTGAATGTGCCACCTGTGGAACCACGTCCTGCAATAGTTCTTTCGACTTCATCTTCAAGTGCAGAAGCGTCAATTGTCTCTACATCAATTTTGATCTCGTCAGAAGCATTAATTCTGTGGAGAAGTTTGAAAGTTGTCGGTTTAGTACCTGCTGTTGTTTCAACTGCATATCCGGTAAGCGAACCAACGGTACTTACGCCTGCTATATTTCCTTTTGCTGCCATATTCGGCTCCTTTCTGCTTTTTCAGCTATAAAATTACAATAAAAAAGAGCCACATGGCTCTGATGCGTAACCCTGCATCCGGGAGATAAAAGGATCACCGTCCTTTCTATTCATCTGTGCCTGTTTTCAGTTCTGGAAGCCCTGCTACAGATGTAAGCAAGGATAAAACGCCGGAAAGAACGGACGCGGATACGACCATCTTCCAGTCAACGCTTCCAAGGACTGTTGCGGTTCCGATTGTCGCAACTGCTGTCTGAGCAATTGTCTTAACAGCTCTGATTCCCGCAGCTTTCAGCCATTGTAATTTATCTTTACTCATAGGACACTCTCCTTTCTTTTTGGTATAAAAAAATAGAAGCTGTTACGCTTCCAATAATTGCCCGGTGTAAATTCTGCTGTACCGGCTTATGATTCGTTTGAAACTCTTTTCGGAGTTTGCGACTTCTTCCGGTCCGTATGTCCGGCGAAAGCCCATCGAAACCATAGCCTGATGACTTTTGCTGTCGATTTCGTATGCAGTCGATAAAGCCTTTGTCCCAGATGCGTAACTTTCCGTTTGGAACGAAAGAACTGTTGCGCATTCGTGACCTTCAAGACTTGTTGACTGTGTGGGATTCCCCATCATGAACAATCTGGCGTATTTCGTTTTGCCAGATGCTATTGTCTGGCTTTTCTCCATGGAAAAATTGCCTTTGCCGACTGTTGGCTGAATATCTTTACTCCACCTAGAAAATACTTCTGATACTGGGTTATTGATCGTGTCTGGCATTTTATATCACCCTGCCTGTTCTAATAATACGGATTATTTCATTTATGTTTACGTAATTATTGATAAGCAAAACTGACAACCGTTCAAGTCGTCTTATTTCAGATTCAACATCATCCGAAAACAAAGAATATATATTTCCGGAAATAGTGGTTCCGAGTGTTTCTTGAATTTCCTCAATTGAATCTGTTTTAAATACCGACATCAATATCGTGTCTGTGAAAACATTGGGAACATAATACCCTCTCAAAGAATAAGTGAATTTCTCTATTTCTGAGTTTTCAAATTGTATGTCTTTGATTTCTTTTTCGATTTGATTTGCACATTCTTTAAGAGAAATGTGCTCGCCGTTGTAGGTAATTTGAATAGTCACAAGGTTACCACTGGTTTTTCTATTAATATTCTTATTCTTTGTTTTTCCTTTAGAAGAAACAATTTCATTTACAATACGAATAATTTCATTTTCACTAATTCCGGCAAACCATTCATTACTGATTTTGTAAGAATTAAGATTTTTGTGTATTAAAGTTTCAACAGCATATCCGTTACTTAGTTTTTGACTTTGATACACTAATTCCAAATAAGGATTCCCTATTTTCAAATGTCTTAATCTGGTTTCGGGTTCAACCGACACACCAACTTTATAAGCATCTCCGGATTTCATTACGTAAACTTTTTCCATTGCATCCTCCCATGAAAAAAGCACCTGCCGTTTTGACAGATGCTTTTATATGTTACAGTATATCATTTTTAATAAATATGATTCCATATGATTGCATAGTATATTCGTGTTTCTTTATGAACTGAATACTTCTTTTGCAATTTTTCTGATGTTTTGCATGATTTTCACGCTTGCCTTATATACCGGCATGGTGGCTTCAGTGCTTATTCTCTTCCTAAATTTCTCATCTGCAAATTACCTTTATAAAATAAATCATCTATTCCCCTTATTCCTCTATAATACCTTCCAATAACTTTATTGTATGGCACATCGTATATTTCACACCATTCTGAAAGTGATTTATTATCCCCACCTATATCAAGTCTAACGGTATTTCTTCTATTACGGGTTTGTAATTTTCTGTCAATCCAACAACAATTTTCGGGACAATAATTCCCGTTCACATCTTTTCTTTCGATAGAGAGGTTTTTATTTGGCTTAAACCCTGTTTCATCAGCCCATTTTGAAAAATTTCGTATGTCTTTCCACTCTTCGCAAACTTTAATACCACGTCCACCATAATCATTATAATGTTTATTATGTGGATTGCCGCATCTATTAATCATTGCATTCCATATGCTGTAAACAGGATGGTGAGTCAATTCATGGTGATTTGTTATGCCTAAATTAATAATATCTTGTTTTTTCTTGTCGCATCCGCAAGAAGTAATAACTTTAAGAGTATCGCTTCTTACCGATTTTGTTGTTCCACACTCACATCTTACAATCCAATAAGATTTTTTATTAATAATTTTATCTAATTTCAACACTGTTAATTTTCCGAATTTCTTACCGGAAATATCTTTTACATTTTCACCTTTTGTAAATTGTCCTTTCTTATTTCTGCATTTAGAATCCATGCATCCGCAATTATCAATCTTTCCATGCGCAAGCCTTGTAGAGCTTATGATTTTAGTATTCCCACAATCACATTTGCACATCCACATAGCATGCTTCCCGATACCTGCAACTTCTTCTGATTTAATTCTGTAAACGGCAGTTAATTTCCCGAATCTCTCACCAGCAAGATTAGGCGTAGGTCTTGGCATATAATCATCTCCTGTATAAATTATTTAATTTAATTATAAACTATATAATTTATTTTTTCAAGAATATTAAAATTTACAATTTACATTTATAATGTTATAATTTAACAAATAGATGATAGGAGCGTTTTATGGAACTAAAATCCAAATTAAAAGCAATAATTATTTCACAAGGATTTACTATGAGTCAGGTAAATAGCGAAATAAACCGTAGGCATGGAACAAATTTTACCTTTCAAAATTTTAGCAATCGCTTCAGAAAGGAAACCTTTTCATATTCTGAAGTAGAAGAAATTTTGAATATTGTTGGATACCATATAGAATGGATAAAAGATTAACCGAAAACCTCTTTGGCAATTTCTCGTACGGAAATGATAATAGCTTCTTCCGCATGGTACATCGGCATATAAGCCCTATTTCCAAAAGAGTGATGTAATTTTCCGCTTTCGTCCTTATACCACCAACCGTTAGGATTGTCCCAATTGCCTTTTCCGGGATAAGTACCCATCCCGTACTTATCCCCGGATGAAAGTGGATAGCTGTCAGTACCGTATGAAATCCCTGCTGAAAATTCTATAAAAAGCACATCTGTACCAGACAATCTTACTGTTACACCGGTTATTTCACCTTTGACATTATTTATGATTTCGGTATAATAATCTCCCTTTTCTTCTTCTGGTATTGATTCCATTGTAGTTTGAATAACATTCAGACCGATTTCAGAAAGTCTTTTGATGAATCTTTCATTCTTACTTGCAAGTGACTTCTGGTACGTTCTGAGCTCCTTTATTGTGTCCTGTATAGATTTATGCGACAGTTCCATTTTGATAGTCTTATTCGCCATCTGAGCCATCTCCTATATACTTGATGCCATATCGTGCCACATTTCCTTTCTGGGTATCAAGAATCTTTTTCAGGCGGTAGTCTGGCGGTACTGTAGGTTCTCCATCTTCGCCTAAGATAAGTTCGCCTGCTTCGGTCAGTTCCGGCTTGCGGTCAATCCAGAATACATCGGCGGTCTGTGGCTTGAAGCTGCGGTCGAAGTTTGTGATATACCTGTCATAATCCGGGATATAACCGGCTGATAATTCCTCTGGCGTTCCGGCAGTCGCAGATACGGAGAAGTGATGTAATTCTGGCTTTTGGTACGTTTTGATTGTGTCTATCCCGTCAAGTTCTTCTGTTACCCTAGACCAATACACTGTTTGTTTCTGTCTTTTTAATCCTCTCATAATACTTTCTCCAATGCAAAAGGGAGAACATTTCTGCTCTCCCCTAAATGGTTGATTGTTTATTTTATTTCAGTTTCGTTCTGCATTTCTTCAAATTTATCCATCTCAGAATCTACATTGTGGTTCGTTACACTTAACGGTAAATACCCGTGACTGGACTTGCACCAGTAAGATTAATGCATAAATTATTAAATCTCAATAAATGAAAACGCTGCTGAATAGAAGGGTATATTCTATCCAGTAACTATAATTATTTGGTTACAATAACTTCTTTGAAACCATCAGCAATAAGTTTCTTATCTACTTTTGCTTGATGTTTGATATATAATTTGGTATTAATAAAATAAGCTCTATATTTATTTTGTCCTGCTTCAAGGCTTTCTTTTGCAGACTCTTCAATCATTCTTGAAATAAATTTATCCATATTGATACCTCCATTACGCTCCCAGAGATGGAAGAATCTCTGTTAAAATAGAATCAATAGTTGCTGAAAGGTCAGCATTAACAGATTCCAACTCAGCAATACGTTCCTTATCCAACTCACTCTGAGTCTTTTCCCTCAACGCAATCCAAGTCTTATCTTCATCAATCCATTTCCTTGCAAGTGTAATATTCTTGTATTCCACCTCATTAATAGTAATAGTATGTAACTTCTCATCTGTAAGCAGTTCATCCGCTACATCAACATCAGAAATTAAACATGTCCCATTAACAGTCAGATTCTTAATCTCTGTCCCATCAGATAAAATAATATTAACCATTTGAATACCTCCAATTCTTGATAAATAATTTATTATATAATCTATCTAAGTGTTTTCTTTGTTTTCTTGACATTAATGATTTGTAATTGGAAAACCACGACTTCCACTTCACTCCACTTGCTCTCTTAACCCCACCCACAATGTGTGGAGATTTAAGATCGCTGCGTTTCGCTCCGCTGCACTTAGCTGATGAGGAAGCAAGGGCGCACCCCGATAGCACTAGACGCACTGTAAGGGTTCGCATAACCAGTACTGGCCACATTGCAGAAACCCGTAGAGGACTGAACCGCCCTGAGCCAATACCATGATCTGCAAGACGAGATAAGAGAGTGATTATGTTTGAATGCTGCTAACTGGGACTTATTTGAGCCAGTATCGTAACCATTCTGAGAAGCCTGTGACCAAGCTCTTGTTCCATAAACCATCTCTTCATTCATAAGATCAATCTGTCTTGAATACCAAGCCCAGTTGCTACAAACACCGTTGGATACAGTATTAACTAATAGATTTCTATAAGTGACAATATGTGATTCGCCAAAGTCTGCCTTAATCTTTGCAAGTGCCTGATCAAGTCCAGAAGTATACATCTTAGAACCTACATAACCACCTTCCGTAGTATTTGTATCGTTCATTACGTGATTGTACATTGGTGCATCAGGAACAACTAAAATGTGATGAGTTTCTAAAGATGTATCACCGGTCTTGTATAAATAATCTAAATCCATAAATCTATATGTAGTTCCATTGATTACAAGGTAGTCACCACAATATAAATCTTTAAATGTGCCATTTTTAATGTTTGCAGACATTTCCGCAGTAAACTGTGTACCTAAATTCTTACCACGATAAATAGCATTATGAGCAGCCGCATTGTCATAGCCAACAATGTCATTAAGTCTCGCTTTTAGTGAATCAACATCTTTTTTAGTTTTAATCCACTCATCTTCGAAAGGTATTGGATAATTAAATACTGTATATCCGTCAAGCTGTTCTGAATTGACAGATATATTTGTAGTTGGATAATACGTTGCAAGTGCTTTGAATGCGGCAATTTCTTCCTTGGTGAGGTCGGTTTCCTGCGGCTCTGCTAATAACCATTCGGTTTTGTTTACAATAGATTGTGTATTATCTAACTTAGAAGAATCAACCATCCTCACTAACTTCCCACGCTCCACATCCACATAATCTGCAATATACTGCTGTCCGCCGATTGTGACGTTACCGCCTGAGTTTACAGGGATTGCATTTAATGTGTATGGGAGAGTGACGGTCTTAAATTGTGTTCCATCTTCGTTTGTTATCTTCACCGTCGGATTCACAACGCTCTTAATCTCCTGCGGATAGTCAGGGTTTGGGCTTGGAATGCCGCCGGTGTAGGGTTCGAAATCATCGTAGGTGGCGGTGAGATCGGTGGTTAGCATTGGTTTTACAAGCGCATTATTGTACACGTTATTAATCTTGATCAAAATATTAAAGGAGGCATTAGGGTATGTAACGGAATCAAAATGTTCAATGATTATTCCTGCACCCTTATCTTCATAAGCAAAATTGGAAGAATTTGAATATTGCAAAGAAACCAAAGAAGTACCACCACAAAGTCTCATTTGACCAGTAAAGTCTATATTAGAATGTAAAGTAAATATATCTGTTGCTGTAGCTGTCCCATTCAGTGTATATGTCCCATCTCCATTATTTGTACAAGTAACACCATTCTTTGTAGTAGTCTGCAACGTAGGATTCAGCAAATTTTTCCCACTATACTGTTTCTGCTCAGACTTCCCATACACCATCATATCCATGATTTTGCCATTGTCAGAATCAGCAAGATGGGTTTTGCCTTGTGAACTTGCGTAGAATTTAGTGATTTTGGTGGATATATCTTCCTTTAGTGAATCAGTTTCCGTTTTCAGTGAAGCAATGTCTGCCTTGTTCTGCTCAATCTGCTGTGCCTGTTCTGTCGTGGCTCCGGGCTTAACCGGATTCTTTTCAAAGTACTCCGTAACTAATCTTTGTATTACCGCCTCTGCTTCTTCTTTTGTGAGATACAGTGACATATCAATTGGAGCGCCCATGGTGTCCCATACTACCCCATTCCACGCCACGTTCATTCCTGCTTCGCCATAGACAGATTTAGACTCGATATTGTACATATCTCCGATATCCGGGTTTAATGGAAGTAAATCAGCAGTCGCAACTGTACCTCTGTGCCTTACAGGGCTGTTTAACTTTGCTTCCATATCGGAAATCTGGCGTTTTAATATTGCATATACTTTCTTTGCTGTTAATGCCATATGCGCTTCTCCTTTACAATTTGTACCATGTGTCAGTAGGTTTGTGATACTCGTATAATTCAGAGGTATCAAGGCACAACGCCGAAGAACCACTCTGTACATAATGCGGGAGCTTTGATACGTCTTTTGAAAGTCCCTCGTAATCACGAACCATACCTCTTGCGTCTGTACATACCCAACTGCCTAAATCCGGCAATTCGTCACCGGGATTGTACTTGATTCCATCAAAAATAACTGTGTTTTCTGCTTTTGCCATCTATGCAATCATCCTTTCTGCCCCGATAGGAGCCACATATGTGAACTGGTTTCCTAGTATATCTCTAGCTGTGCCAATCACGAAACAAGAATAGTCAGCCAGAAGATTGCAACACCATTCCTCTGCATCCACCCAATACCGTTTCTTAACCATGCGGTGAAGTTCTGGCAATAGACCGTAGCTGAACATCACGCAATGACCTAATTCATGAATAAACACACGGTTAAGAAGCTCTCCGTGCAGGTTATTTGCGATTGAAATAATATGGGTGGAATAATCCGATACTCCAAGCGTTCTGTTGCCTGTACGGTCAATTAACACGCTGTCATGTGGAGATACGAACTGCACTCTCCATAGGTCTCCGTTCATATAAAATTGTCTTAGCATGGCTTATCACCAGCGTCGCAGGGCAAGGAAACTCACCACTCTTGAGTGGTGGGAGGAATGCCCGTTTTAGCGACGCATTTTCCTTTCTATAAATAAATATTGTTCTTCGCCAAAATGTATGTTATAATGTTTTTGGTGAAGAAAGTAGGTGCTATATATGGAACAGACAATTACGGCAAAACTTCAGATTTTAGTCAATCCTTCTGATAAACAGATACTCTGTGATACCATGAAGGCTTATTCTGATGCCTGTAATTATGTATCCGAATTCATATACAAGACTCATAATCTTAGCCGTTATAGCGTGCAGGAAGATACTTATCATCAGGTACGGGAAATTTATGGTCTCCGTTCCCAGATGGCTGTTTCTTGTGTACGCACAGTTATAGCCAAATACAAAACCATTCTTAAAAATCAGAAAGAATGGATGAAACCTACATTTAGACTGCCTCAGCTAGACCTCGTATGGAATAGGGATTATTCTCTTAACACCAAAAACAATATTTTCTCTGTAAATACACTAAGCGGTCGCATCAAGGTGTCTTTCTATAAAAATGGTTTTGAACGATATTTTGCCGATGACTGTAAATTCGGAACGGCTAAACTTGTTAATAAGCACGGTATGTTTTTCTTACATATACCTGTAACATACGAAATTTCTATGCTCAATAAGTCAGAAGTTTCTAATGTTGTCGGTGTAGACCGTGGGATAAGATTTCTTGCTGCTACATATGACAGCAAAGGAAAATCTGTATTCTACGATGGTAATATAATCAAGCAAAAACGTGCTCATTATAAGGCTTTGCGTAAACATTTACAGCAAGTCGGTACTCCGTCATCCCGTAGACGAATAAAAGCTATTGGTCAACGAGAAAACCGTTGGATGCAAGATGTAAATCATTGTATTTCTAAGGCACTCGTTGAAAGCAATCCTGATGGCACTATGTTTGTTATCGAAGATTTAACAGGAATCCGCTCTGCTACTGAAAGAGTGAAAGTAAAGAACCGTTGTATATCTGTATCATGGTCTTACTATGATTTAGAGCAAAAATTGTCTTACAAAGCCTTAAGACATCATCAGCTTGTAGAAAAGGTTAATCCTGCTTATACAAGCCAAGCATGTCCGAAATGCGGTCATACCGAAAAAGCGAATCGCAATAAGAAAATACACTTTTTCTGCTGTAAAAATTGCGGTTATAAATCGAATGATGACCGCATAGGAGCTATGAATCTGCATCGTATGGGAATAGAACTTTTAGTACCTGATGCAGTTGCTACGGAGTAAATCTCTATAGCACAGGTACAAGTCAACGTGCCTACAATGTAACGCCACTTTTAGCAGTAATGCTAAACGACTAAATGTGGAAGGAGCAATCCGTTATACCACAGGGCAGTTACAAGCCCATTCCATTTAAGTGATGGGTAGTTGACCATCCTTTTCTCAACTGAAAAGCCCCTGCTACATTCCTGTAACAAGGGCAAAATTCATTTCATATTCAATTCATCTGCTGTATAAAACGTGTCAGATCAGTTTTCATCTGCTGTCTGATTGATGCGTCTGCATCGTCCCACATTTCTTTCATATTGCGGATGATATCTTCTGTGTACTCTTTCATGGAATCATCCATTTTTCTCTTTGATTCAGCGTCTTTGGAATCATGGTAATGTCTGCGATTCTCACTGTATCTGTCGTAGGTTTCACCATATCTGGACTGCTGACGATTCATGCCATCATTCCCCATATTCCTGTCCGAATATTCTGGGTGATATCCCATGCGGTACATATTGCGTTCAAATTCTGGATTATTCAGATATTCATTCATCCAGTCATCATCTTCCATGTAAAGATATGGTTTATATCCCATACGACTTCCTCTGCCTTTTGGTGCAAATCTGCCGTTTGCATAACGATATCTGTCATATCCCATGCGTCCAAGATATTTCTCTTCCTGCTCGCATTCGTCCATAGCTTCTACGATTCGATAATCTTTGTCTGCGCAGATTGCGCATTTTACTGCTTCTAAGCAATCTTTCAGATCATCCCAGTCCTGAGAACTAAGATTGTCAAATCCATGTGCTTTGGCTTTTTCAATAGCCCATTTTCCCATTTCCATTGCAACTTTATGCATTACATTGCCCCCTTTCTGGCAGCCTGTGTAACAGGTGTGTCTGTCGTTGGGGCTGTACCATTAATTGCTGTTAAATTGTTACTCGGACTACAAGCTGGATTTCCCAACATCTTGAACACTCCGCCGGTTGCACTTGTAGCTACTCTGGTTGCGTACTTCGTTCTGGTTCTTATTCCACAAGCCGTAACCTGCGCACAGCAACGATTCTGTAATGGATACAAGGTTGTTCCCGTGCCTACCTGGATTACTACCGGAGCAGAAATTGTGGTTGTTTCCGGTATGCTTTGTGCAACAACAATACAATATTTCTCTCCGTTATTGTAACTGCCTGCCGGAAGTGTGATTACAAGATTACCTCCTGTAAACGCAACGGCTTGACTGATTACAAGATGGTTGCAGAGCTTACAAACATTTTTACAACTCATATTTTATACCTCTCAATCAAAATAAGAGGTGAGCCGCAACCCACCTCTTAGAATTTAGTCAACCTCTAAGGGTGAGTTACTTAGCAGCATCCACTGTTACATCCGCATCCACCGTAATAGGTATTCGGATTAGGAACAACGTATGCCGGGATGGCCGCCGGATTAATTGCATTGATTAACTGCTGAGTCTGTGAAGCCATAGCAGTTGTAAGTAGTGCGGACTGACGATCCTGAGATGCAGCACGTTTCAGATCAGAGTTCTCTGCCTGTAATGTTGCAATCTTATCATTTACCATAAAGTCAAGTATTGCTCTAGCATTGCTGTTCTGGTTTTCGATAAGGTCTCTGGTGTTGTTGTTCATTGTGTTCTGGAGAGCACAAGTGTTGGTAGCTAAGTTGTAGTTGATGCCCTGTATAGCTTCCCTTGTTTCACAGCAACAATTTGCTAACTGAGACTGTAATGCGTTTGTATTCTGCATATTGGCTACAGTGTCAGCATTAATTGCCTGCTGAACGCCATTGAAGCCCTGAAGCATTCCAACGTTCACGCCGTTGAAGCCGCTCTGCATGGTATTGTTGAGAGCATATGTGCTATCGCAGATACCCTGCTGAATGCCTCTGATACCATTCTGAATATCAT